ATGCTCACCGATAACAAAATCAAAGGGCTAAAACCCACCGAAAAACGCTACTCGCTATCAGCAGGCGAAGGCTTATCCATTGATGTCATGCCAACAGGTCGTAAGTCTTGGGTACTAGAATACACCGCCCTTGGCAAACGAAAACGCAAAAAACTTGGCGAATACCCCGCCACCAGCTTAAAGAAAGCCCGAGAGCTTGCCAATAAACTCAAAGACAATGCAGGACTAACGCCCATTACAGTCAGCGAACTCATTCATGAATGGATAGAGCTGTACAGCAAGCAATGGACAAGTGAGAAGTACAAATACACCGTCATCTATCGTCTGACCTACATCACCAACGATTTTAAGGACATGGCAGTGGCAGATGTCAGCCGTGCGATGGTGTCCAAGGCAGTGAGCCAAATGGTCGCACAAGGCACCTATGAGACCGCCAAACGCTCATTACGCCTCTTATCGCAAGTATTCAACTACGCCATCGCCCACGAATACGCCCAGAACAACCCCTGTACGCTGGTCGATAACATCATACCTACCCACACCGTGCAAAATATGGCGACATTATCCGCCGATGAGATGGCAGGTTTTTGGCACACCATCAGAAAAACACCCACCATCGGACTTGCCCCTGTCGCTCTATCGCTGGCAAATTATTTGGCGGTGCGACCCAGCGAGCTGTGCAAGGCGACATGGGACGAATTTGACCTAGATAAAGGCGTGTGGATTATCCCTGCCTATCGCATGAAAACACGGCTTGAACACGCCGTCCCGCTTGCCAGTCAGCCGTTAAAGATTTTAAAGGATTTGCACGCTTCACGCCTTGATGATGGCTTTGTGTTTAAACATCACAGCAACCCCACCAAGCCCATGCCGATTGAAAGCGTTTTGGCGGTCATCAAGCGAGCAGGATTTGGCGGTCGTATGACCACGCACGGCTTTCGTTCGCTGTTTTCTACGGTGGCAAATGACAGCGGGCTATGGCGTGCTGATGTGATTGAAAGACAGCTTGCCCACACCAAAAAAGATGTCCGCCATGTCTATAACCGTGCTGAATACTGGGACGAGCGTGTGGCACTCATGAACTGGTGGGCGGATATTGTGGCAGACTGGCAGGCATAAAAAAGGGGCGTTACGCCCCTTGTATTAGATTTTTTTATGATACGGTCGTGCCATTAATTTCTTGTTCAATGCGAATGGCATTTTCCAGCGTCCAATATACCTTATTGCCACGCTGGGCGTTGGGTGGGTATTTGGGGCGGTAGTAGGTCTTAAAAGTATTGACGCACACACCCAGTCGCTTTGCCATGTCTTTTTGGGTGAGCCATGTGATTGAGTTCATCATCATTTATACTCCATTATCTCACATCCACATCTGGCACAATCACAGATGGCTTAAAAGTTACACGATAAAAATGACTGCTTGCTTTGTTCGGCTCAATTTGTTCAACAAACGCAGTAACATTGTCAGATAAAACAAGCGTGTGGCGCTTAAATTCCTGTTCGCCAGTTTTACAAATCACATTAAAAGCTGTTTGCGTGTCATTCAAATTAAAAGAACACCGACCCTCGATTTCTAGGATGTAGTTATCAGTAATGCCATTGTAAAATACGATTCGCCTGTTAATCTCAAAATTATCAGCAGCTTTCTTGGCATTGTGTGTTGCGACCTGAGCATCGTCAATGCAGCCAGTCGCTAATACTGCAGCCAAACCTAATGCTAAAAATTTAAACAATTTCATAATTTCCCTCCTGATAATTCAATCAATGCTTTGGCGTGTGCGATAGCATCTTCTTTGCTTTTGTGTAAAAACCCTTTAGCTAAAATTGATTCATCTAATTCATCGCCTGTCCACTCATATGTTATTGTAAAGTGGGTATGTGTTGGGTCAGCCCCCAATATTCATCGCCATCTTTCAATGGTTTTAACTCAGGCTTAGGAAAGCTCACATCACCAACGGTAATCATTTCTTGAGCTAGGCGAAAAATAAAGCGCCTCACAAGTACATCTCCAATAGTTACTCCGTTATCTAGTGGTCTGAAAATACGCCAATCTTTCTCCTTATTGAATTTGTACTCCAACTTCTTGCCATCACTAATAGCTTGCAGTACTTCTTGGGGTGTTAATATTCTCATAAAATACTCCTTAAAATAACTTTACGGATTGTTGTCATCTTTAAATTTTTGGAATATTTAAAGATGACAGGGTTGTTATGTTTAAAGTATCATCATTACTTATCAGAGTCAGATACAATAAACGGTTCTAAGTTAGGTTTGCGATAAGTATCTGGGTTCTTTCCAATCTTACCGTTCGCATCGATAAACGGTATTGGATTCCCCTGCTCATCAGTAGTGAACTTTGTATAGTTAGAGCGATTTACTTCTGCTAATGCACCTTCCATATCAAAGCCCATCATATATCCTACGCCAAGTGCAGTTACGATTTGGTCGCAGAGTGCGTCTAGTAGAGCTTTTTTATCCATATGTTGGATAAAAAAATCAGCGTCTGCATAATCCTCATCTGCACGAGATACGCTAAGTAGGTCATTCTTTAGCGTAATCAATTCGCTTTCCATATCATAGGCACCGATTGCATCGCACATCTCAGCAACTTCTTCAAAGTGATAAGCCATCTGCTGCACGATGTTTTGATTGGTTGGATTAGGTTTGGCAATCTTAAACCAGTCAATAATGGATTGTAGGGTTTGGTCGGTCATTGCGTTACTCTCGCTTTATTTACCGCATTGACCAGCTCTGATAGATGTTCAGTGGTGAGCGTCAGCGTCTTTGAACTGGCACGGCGGTCTAAAAAGATTTTAATTTTGCCTTTTTCTACTTGGTAACCCATGAGTGGATTGGGTGTAAATGGCTTGTTGCGTTTTTTGGCTTGTGTGAGTTGGGATTGTGATGATGTGATGATGTCCACTTCTGCGGTCTTTTTCAATAAGTATCCAGCACCGTCAAACTCTACATCCATATGCTTTAAGGCGGTTTTTACGGTCTTATTGGATAGTCGTGTCATCGTCTGGATTTGTCCGATGGTCAAGCCCAAATCAGCACTATCTAGGCACTCTGTAATCTGATTAATGACGGTTTGTAATTTATCGGTCATGGTTTTATCCTTGGTTATCTAATAAAAAAGCTCGTCTCGTGAGCCACACGGTGCTTGCCTTGCGAGTATACGAAAAACAATCAAGCACAGCGGTAGTTTACGCACCCACCGCTTACGCCCTAATCTCAGATAGAAAAACACGGATTAAGGATTTTTATTAAAAGGGCGTGTCATCATTGGGCGTCTGATACACCGTGTTTTGGGGTGGTTTTTGCATTGCCGTTAATGGGCTTGCCATCATGCCTTGTGGGTATTGGCGTTTTGGTTGCGCCTGTGGTGCGTTCTGATATCCTTGATTGCCCCATTGCCCACCATTGCCCTGCTGATAGCCTTGCTGTGGCGCTTGCCCTTGTCCGCCATCGGTGCGAGAGCCAAGCATTTGCATACTGGTGGCACGGATTTCGGTTACATAGCGTTCAATGCCCTGAGCATCTGTGTATTTGCGAGTTTGCAAACTGCCCTCAATATAGACTAAGCTACCTTTGGCTAGGTACTCTGCTGCAATTTCTGCCAGGCGATTGTGCATGACTACTTTGTGCCATTCAGTCGCTTCTTTCTGCTCACCTGTATTCTTGTCCGTCCATCGTTCGCTGGTGGCGATTGAGACATTGGCTATTTTGCCACCGTTATCAAAGGTTTTGACATCAGGGTCAGTACCTAAGTTGCCCACCAAAATTACTTTATTTACACTTGCCATTTTTACGCTCCCAATTCTTTTTTGGCGTTTTCCAAAATCTGATTGGCATTGATAACCTGCTGTTCAAGTTCGCCAATCGCTTCATCATCACGATTAACACGGATAATCTTGATTTTTAGATGCTCTGGCTGGCGTGGGTCATAGCTAACAAAATCACACCATTTTCGCCCTGTACAAGCCAACTGCCATGTTATCTGTGGCATATATTCGCTTGGCACTTGCCCTGTTAGCAGGGTGTTTGTGTGTTTTGGGCTTGTAGGGCATTTAATTTCAATTAGCCCATCTTTGCCTACTAACCCATCAGGGCTTGCGCCACTCATGGGGATAGTAGGGTGGTCGATTAGTCCTGTTTGCATAACAAACAAGCCTGTTTCATTCTCATAAGCAGTTACGGCATAGGGTTCATTTTCAATTCCCCATTGCATCGCCTTGCTGGTAAAGCCTTCTGTTTTTTCGCCTGTCAATCTTTCCGATAAGATTTCAAGCAATGTTTCGTTTAAGGCTTTGCCAGTTTTGGGCTTTGCATTAATACCACCAATGCGACTCGCTGTTATCTTGCCAATTCTACTTGTTAGCCAATCATCATTTCTTTGCAAGATATTCATTCGACAACCTCTTCATATGCAACATCTTGCACGTCATACGACTGGGCAAGTTCTTTTAGACTCACACCATTTTCAGACCACAATCTTTTTTTATGGCTGCTATTCGGTAGGCCAACAAAGGCATCTTGTAGCGCATCAGTACCACGTTTTGCCGCCAGTTCAAGCATTGGATGATATTCGGCGTAAAACGCATCATATTCATGATCAATGACTTTAGGCTCGGCTTTGGCTTGCACAAAATCGCCTTCAATGCGCTTGGCTTCATCCTCGTCATAGATGCCACTAAAACCAAACGCAACCCTTGCACATTGGATAAGTGCCTTATGGCGTAACATGCGCTTGGGGTATTTGCCCCAAGGGGTAATATTTCCATACTTATCTTTAAGTTCGCCTTGGCACTCTTCAAGATATTCTGTAACTACCGTTGGGTGGGTGCGGTCTTTACGATAAAGCTTGCAAGTACAAGACACATCGTCTTGCTCGAACTGAATGCCGTCAGTTAATGGGTTGTTATTGATAATTCTTGCCCATCCATCAACCGACACAATGGGCGTGATACCGCCTTTGCTTGCAAAGGCGTAAATCTCTTTGGTAAAGGGATTTAGCTTGTATTGATTGGCAACAATCATTAGTGATACAAGCTGTTCTTCAGTCGCACCCTTGAACACTGTATTTGTTAGTGTGTGTTTTAGGTGCTGTTCATCCACGCCTTGCATATTTAAGTTTTTGGCAAGGTTTTCGATCTGCACTGATACAATATTGCTCATTTTCTCAATTCCTCTTTGTACTGCTCAATATAAGCCCGATTGTTCTCGTATTCTTTATCGCAAGCCTTTAAAAATAGGCTTGAGAAAACAATCAGCATCATGGTTAAGGCGGTCATGCCCAAAAGGTTTTTTAATGCGTTCATGCTTCTTCACCCGACAAATAATCTTGCATTTCCCATTCATAGATAGGTAGGTAGCACTTCTTAGCCAATGCCTTGCGAACTGTCTCTTGATTGTCAAAGATTGACAAATCAAACACCACCTCATCATATCTATTCATCAGCATGGATGCGCTATGAACCAATGTACAATCATCATATTTCGTGATTGATGCCTCAAGCACCAAGCCGTCTAACAGGATAGTTCGAACAGTTTCCATAATTCCTCCCTTTGTGTTCTTTCAATCTGTAACCACATTTCAGCGTGCACCGCTTCAATCTCTGCTGTTGTTGGTTTGTGATTGCCATCAATCACGCTATATTCGCCAAACTCAATATTAACGATATTGACTTCAGCAGGTTCTACACGTTTCCACCCGTCTAGCCATTCGACATCTTCGGGGATGTATTCAAGGCCATAATCGAATTTGATTATGATTTCAGCGTATTTCTCGTCATCGTTTTGGTCTGGGTAGATGACCGCCCAGCCTTGCTTGTTGCTCATATCAATAAGCAGGTCTTCAATAATTATGCTCATCGGCTCGCTCCTAAAGTTAATCCGTGATTGCCCACTTAATGAATGGGCAATAGCTGATTAGCTTTCACCCCGTTATCTGCCACGGTGGTGTGGGCTTTGTTTAGCCGATTTTAGATTTACTTCGTCTAACTTCGTCTAAACTCCGTGTGTTTCCCTCACGGTAGGGCTTCCTGATTGTTCAATAATTATTCAAGGCATCATCTGCGTTGATGGGGGATATTATGCAATATTGCATTAATAAAGTCAAGCATAATTGCATTACAAAATGCAAAAAAAGAGAAAAAGTGCATAAACTCATGAAATTTAATGCAATTTTTCTCTAAAAAAATTAAATAAATCTGCTAAAATAACAACCACAAAGCAAAAAAAACCTGCCAACCAAAAGGGTAGCAGGTGAAAAAATGATTTTTTTTTTTTTGCTTAGCCAAAAAATCCAAATAAAGCAATGGCGGCAAGGGCTAATTGATGGAAGTCAATCGTGCAATGCACACTAAAGCCATCTTTGTTTTTTTGAATTGTCAAAGTAAACATAGCGTTATGCCTTGTTTTCTTGACGAACGTTCGCCAAATGTTAAAGTTTGGCATTTGTATAGCGGTACGCCTACCGCTTGTATCGGCTAGTTGTACACCTAGCCAACACGGTTCGGCTTGACAGGCGGGCACAGCCCTTAGCATTTCCATGCTATACAAGTCGCACCTTAAGCAGTCTGGCAAACTGCCTTTTGGGATTACCAGTCCCAAACCTTGAACGCCTCTAAGGATTTAAAACCTTAGGGGTGTTTATTTTATCTGGGAGTATATATGCAACTACATAACGCCATATTTGTTGATGGTCGCATCACAGCAAATAGCAGTCTAACGACCTTTTAAATTTCTACTGTTTGTAGATTTCCTGTTGGGGATTATCAGCGGCTTATTGGTTATTTGCGCTTTGACAGATTTTGTGTGAAATATCCTGACAGCAAGGCGGATTTTAACTGCTTTGAGCTTGGTGGATTAGAGCCGCCAGACCATCAAAACCCACATCCACAGCTTTGCCTATCAGGTGTTCTAAGGTCGTCTGCGGAATTTTTTTTAGACTATCAAAAAGAGATTGCCTTTCTGCAACAGGAAGTAGCGAGACAGCCTTCAAAAATTGTGCCATCTGGCTTGTATCAATTTTTACGGTAATGCGGTTTAAGATGGTAGATTTCACCGTCATACTTTAATAAATTGTGTTAAAAATTGCAGTTTACCCTTGTAATTTACACATAAAACACCTATAATAATCACATGGACAGGGTCGCACACAGGTTCGTGCAGTAATTCCCAGTCGGTAAAAAGCTCTGATTTATTCAGGGCTTTTTTCTATTTCGTCCTGCTCATCATCAAATATAATGCTTCTATCTACCTTATCAATGTCAATAATCTGTGCATCTTTAATCTCATCGCCTTTCATTTTTGCCTTAATTTTTAGATGGGCGGGGTGTAAATTCCATTCAGCAACCCCAAGAAACTCCAAGTGTTCCTTTTTGATATTGCTATCTTCTAAGCTGGCGGTGAGCTGATTTCCTGTGCTTAAATTACGCAAGGTTACTTTTCTTTGTCTGGTATTTGATGAATTAACATTCAATACCCGATATGCACCATCCATGCGAATAGGCGTCCACTCATCCATTGTTCTTGTGGTATAAAACTCCGCCGCATCTCCTGTAATGGCAACTGATTGGTTGATTTCAGCTCTATCAGCATATTTTAAACTTCTGATTAACTTATTGCGTGTCTCGTATGCTCTGTCTTGAATTTGCTGAGCTTGTGGGTGGATTTCAGCAAACTTTTGTAGGGTTTTAATAGTTGTTTCATTACTTTGGGACAATATCTTGGTTTGCTCAATCATGGCATCAGCCAGTATCTTTTGCCGTGAAGTTTCTTCTTCGGCGGTTTTGTCATTTTGAGCTTTTTCAATATGGCGTACCCATATTGATTTACCAAAGTAACAAACTATGGCAAAAAGTAAAAGACCAAAAACCTGCTCGGAACTCATATTTGCTAATGCCTGCTCTAATGCACTACTTGCTATTTCATTGACATCTATGGATAGTATAGATGACCCTTGTGTTACTACAACTGTCAGTTCCAGCCTTGATTTTTCTTCATGTGTTAAGCGATTGATATTTTTATCTTGGTATCTGGCAATCGCATACGCTTCATAAATCGCCTGCTGTAGAGATATTATACCACGCATGACGGATGGTGTGATGCTATTATTGAATTTTTCACCGTGAATATGAATGGTGAAATCATCCCAACCCTGAATTTTGATATTGGATAAATCAATAGTTTTTGGATTTTTTATAATTCTGTCAAGTAATGCAATTGCACTTTCTTCATTAGAAATAACAATTTTTTCCATCCAATTTCTCCATCACCACACTACCAAGCTAGACCAATTCCACACCCAGCCGATGATTTGAATGTTTTCGTTTTCTATTTCATCGCCTGTGATGACTTCGTCTCTGTATCGCTCATTATGACTGCGGATAACCAGACCGCCGTCAGGGCGTGGTATCAGATACTTGACACGGAGCATATTACCATGACGAAATGCGTAGATTTTGCCTTCTCGTATGTCCTTTTTGCTTGTATCAATGGCAATCATTGAGCCGTCTAGTATCAGCTCTTCCATGCTGTCGCCTGATAGGGTGGTACAGATAACCTTGTTGGGGTTTGCCCCTGCGCGTCTAGCGGCGGTGTAGGCATATCTTATCTTGCGTCTGCCATCGTCATAGACATCAGCCTCAAAGCCACTACCACCCAAGAACTCAGCATCTTTATAAAAAGTAGCCTCAAACTCATCATCATACAAAGGCGTGTCTGAGTCCCAAAACTCCATTTCTTTATATTCTTTTTCATTGATTTGGTTTTCACGAATAGGCAGACTCATCTCATTGCTTAAATCTTTGTATCGTAAATCAGCAACACCTACACCAAAGAAATCTGCATATTGCTGTAATACGCCATCCCTCGGGTTTTTTGTATCGCCCTTTAAAATTCTACTTGTGGTGCTTTGTGTGATGCCTGACTTATCTTGCAGTCCATTTGCGTTTAGCCCTTTTTTAGACATTAAAAATTCAAGGTTTTTGGCAATAATTGAAGTCTCAGACATGGCAAGTCTCCGATACAAAGTATGTATCTACATTATAACAGAAAGAATGCAAAAACGCATTATTCTAACCAAAAATATATTGCATTAAAAATTCATTGATTTTAATGCAATATAGCATTATAATATGGGCTTTAATGCAATTATGAGAATTATTATGCAAGCGATGCAAATTTTACGGAAGCTCAAAGCGGAATATGGGATAAATCCGACGCAAGTCGCAAAGCGGACTGGTATCACGCAATCCACAGTTCAGCGAATCTATACGGGTCAGACTAAGGACTGCCGCTCAAGCAACTATCACAAGATTAAAGATTTGTACGAACAAACTAAAACCCCCTAGCTCTAACTAGGGGGCGTGTGTCCATTTTCGGATTAACTTAAGGAATAAGCTAAATGAACCAACCAATTATACCAAAACCCAAACGCATAAGCAAGAAGCAGATGATAACCGACCATATGCTGTCAGGCAGACCACTCACACAATGGGAGTGTATCCAGCTCTACCGCCACACACGCCTAGGGGCGGTGGTGCATGAGCTACGACAACAGGGCTACGACATTCGCACCATCAATCAGCGAAACTCAAACGATGGCGGCACGCACGCCAAGTATGTGCTTTTAGGAGACGGACAATGAGCTTTAAAGCAATGGCATGGGCGACAGAACAAGAGGTGACGACAACAAGCACACAGTCGCATTTACTACTCATCTTGGCAAGTTTTGCCAATGAGGTGGGCGAATGCTATCCGTCCATCGCTACCATCGTCAAAAAAACACGACTTGCTGAAAAAACCGTCAGAAAATGCCTAAAAGAATTGCTGGAATTAGGGCTGATTTCCGACACCAAAAAGACGGCATATTTTGGGGCAAAAATCTATCAATTAAATCTTGATACCCCTAGTAAATCTACCACCCCTAGTGAAAATGCAGGGGGTGGTAAATCTACCAGTACCCCCCTAGTAGATTTACCGCAAGGGGGTGGTAATTTTACCGCTGACCCCCTAGTAGATTTACCACCCAATCCTGTTATAGAACCTGTTATAGAACCTGTTAATAACCATAAGAGTGTTAGCACGCACGATGAAAACACGCACCAAAATTTTGAAAATTCGCAAAATCCAAAATCGGACAAACCGACTGCAAAAACTTCATCAGCCCAAAAACCAACCTCAGCCAAAAAATTCATCAGTACAGACGACCTAGTCGCTTTGGGTGTGGATAGTCAGGTTGCTCAAGATTTCCTAGCGACCAGAAAAACCAAACTAACGCAGACAGCCCTAAACGGCATCATCAGGCAAGCAGACGAAGCAGGATTAACCCTAGCACAAGCGGTTGAGTTTGCTTGTGAAATGGGCTGGCAATCGTTCAAAGCGGATTGGTACGCCAACAGCCAAAAATCGCATTTTGCACCGAGCCATGCCAACAGCCAAGCATGGAAACAAGAATTCAGCCGTGGTCAATCCCAATGGGGCAACGGTTGGTATGGTAACAACGACCAGCCACCAATGTATCAGCCAAAACAAATCGGAGCAAGTCATGAGTAACCTACCGCAAATTCATATTCAAAACCCAGCCCATTTGGTGCAAATCATTCAAAATCTGGCAATGGGTTCATTTGCCAAAAAATACGGCTCACAAGACCCAAATCATGTCATCACGGCTTTTGGTTTTGTTACCAGTGATTTAAACCAGGACCAGCTAAACGCAGGGCTTGCCAAGATGACCCAGATGGGATTTTGTCCTGATGCGGCATTGTTTCGCTGTTGGTGCTTGGGGTTAAATGGTTTTGATAATTCTGATGCCATCGCCGACAGCTACATCGGCAAAAATGCAGCACTGGCAAATATCTTAGCGTGGCTTGACAATCCTAAAACCAAAATCACCCTCGCCCAAAAACAGGCTTATGATGCGGTATATCATATGTTCAGGGACATTCACAGCGACTACGACAAAAACCACGCTTACGCTGCATTCAAAGACCATTACGAATTCATCGTACAAGCCCTTGTCAGCGATAAAAAGCCTTGCCAGTACTATGAGCCACCTGTAACGCTACAAGCACCACAGGACGCACCACAGGCTCATATAGCGGTATCTAACGACAGAGCAAAAGAAATCATCGCAGGACTGACAAGCAAAATTTGCAAAAATCCAAAAAATGCGATGGGGCTTTTGGCGTGAAACCAATATTTGACGCATTACTACCCCTACCGCCCACGCTCAATCACTACTACCGAGCTAGGGTCATCAAGGGCAGACCAGTGATTTACAAGTCGGACGGTGGATACAGCAAAAAAATTGCTCAATTTGTGGGCATTGCACCAACCGACAAACGGCTAAAAGTCATCGCTACCATGCGATTTGCCGACAGACGAAAACAAGACTTAGACAACCGCCTAAAAGCCTTGCTAGATGCCCTAAATGGGCGTGTATGGGTAGATGATAGTCAGATTGACGAAATCATCATCAAGCGTGGTGCGGTGATTAAGGGCGGACTGGTGGAGATAGAAGTTTATGAAATTTAGTTTATTAAATCGCATGATATACCGTGGCTCAATCATCACACCGCTGGCGGCAGAACATACCGAAGAAAGCGTGGATAACAATGTGAAATTTACGGGCGATTTTGCTAAACCTGAATTTAGACAAATCATTTTTTCACGCAAAAATCGCTATTCATTCACGATTGAGCTAAAAGACCCAAAGGGCGAAACATTGGATTTGGTGGAGTGTGCTGTTCCTGACGATTATCTGACTGTCGATGAAATGCGTGAGCTGGCAAAAACACTCATCATGGAACAAATCGACGAATGCCAAGCTGATGTGATTGACCTGACAAAAAGCACATTAACCATCTCATTACTGGACAAAAAATGAAATTTAAAATCCCAAAAATCATCTGGCAAGAAATCCCAAAAGACGGCTGGACGAAATACAAAAGCACTAACACCATGCACAAGTATCACATCAACGCCGTTGATGGCGAATATCTGGTCTGGTACAAGGACGGCGGTTTTAAGGTGTTTGGTAGTTTTAACGAAGCCAAAGACTGGGTACAAAACACGCATTACCCAGAGCAGGTAGCGAAATATTTTGAGATTGTGTCATGACCTGTTACTACAACCCAAAGACAGGGCAAACCGCCAGAGTCAATAGCCAACAAGCCGACAAGGACGGTAATGTGTGGGTTGAGATAGATGGGGGAATGCCCGTAAAAATGAATTGGCATGAGTTTTTAAGAAAATTTAGTAGCTTATGCAAAAAAGCAAAACGATGAAACAATATTTTAAGGAAGTATTATGTTAATTCATCAAATCAAAGTATTACAAAGCAATATTGGCAATGAAACTGTACAGACAGTGAACGCAAGAGAGCTACACAAGGCATTGAATAATAAACGCCGATTTGCCGACTGGATTAAAGACCGTATCAATGATTATGGTTTTGTGCAGAATGTGGATTATGTTTTGATTTCACAAAATTGTGAAACCAAAGGGCGTGGTGGCGATAGACGAAGTATTGACTACCACATTACTCTTGATATGGCAAAAGAGCTATCCATGGTGGAAAAGACCGAAAAAGGCAGGCAGGCACGCCGTTATTTTATTGATTGTGAAAAGCGTGCTTATTTGACGGATTTGTCATTGATGATGCAGATTGCTGATGTGTCGGCACAGGTGGCGAGATTGACCGATGATTTATCGGTGGCAGGTCGTGTGCTATGTCAAGGCGGTAAAGTGATTAAGCCTAGGCTGGTAAAGCAGCTAAAAGCGTTGGAAAGCCAATTACAGCCACAGTTGCCATTTGCCAATGAAACTTAGGTTTAGAATTATTGATGATGGCATCTTGTCAAACTGCGTGGCAAGCATTCTAACAAGAAAACAGGCAGGCGAGATTGTCAATGTCATCATTACTGATAAGGACGAGACGCGCTCACAGGCACAAAACCGCTTATATTGGCAATGGGTGCATATCTTGGCAAGCAACAAAGGCTGGGCGGATGATGAGATGCACTTGTATCTAAAACGCAAATTTTTAGCGTTGATTTTAGCCAAAGATGATGGCGAGATGTTGGAAACGATAGAGAGCTTAAAAGTCGCTAAAAATCAGCTGTCAACAGCACAATATGAACGCATTGCCCGAAGTGTGGCGAACGGTATCAGAAGTAGCATGATAAATACCAAACAATTTAGTGAATATCTAAACAACATTGAGCAATGGGCGTACTTACAAGGCGTATCATTGCCAGTATCGGAGGACTTAAAATGGGTGAGATGAGTGACTAATCAAAATGCAAAAAACTGGCGTGTATGTTGATTTGGTGGAAGTTGATAGGAATTTCCGAAATCTTTTTGGATTGGAGTGAGTAGAATGAGATCGATACTAAGAATCTTACCAATATTTGTGAATATATTTCTTTTGTGGTTAATTTATAACGACCTATCAGGGCTGCTTGATTTGCCAAAAGTTAGTTACCCATTGGCTGTGATGTTATACATGACAATCTTTGCCTTTATCGTTCTTTTTCTGCTAAGCACATCAACACTCAAGAAAATTTCAGAATTTAGCGATGAAGAGCTGAATTTGACGGAGATGGTGCGATTTACTTCATTGCTTTTTTGCGTCGTGGTTTACTTTATTGCTAGGGCGTTTGTGTAGGAGATTGAAAGATGAACAGTGAAGAATACTATAACTGGCTACAGAAGTTTGAAAAACGCAGTACAAGCGATGATACTTTTACACCGCCTCTTGTCTATGATGTGGTGCTGGATTATGTGGATAAGCATATTTTGAGTTTGAACGGCAAGACGGTAGAACGCCCTTTTTATCCTGATGGCGATTATCAAGCACACGCCCAAAATTATGATGAAAACACGGTGGTGATTGACAATCCGCCTTTTTCTATTTTGTCAAAAATCATTGATTTTTATTTGGAAAATAATATCAAATTCTTTTTGTTCGCCCCTTCTTTGACGGTGTTTAACCCAATGCGAAACCGTGATTTTACCGCTATTATTGCCCCTGCTATCATTACTTATGATAATGGGGCGGTGGTAGCTACTTGTTTCGTGACTAATCTGTGTGGCGATGTGCGAGCGATGACCGCCCCAACACTATACAATGCCCTAAGTTCAATGGAGAAAGAAAAGCCAAAATTACCAAAATACCAATATTCGCCCAATGTGCTGATGGTAAATAATTTATTTAAATTATGTAAGGCAGGGGTTGAATTTAGCGTGTCGGCTAATGAAAGTGTTTTTATTAGTCAGCTTGATTGCCAAAAACCCCACAAAAAAAGTTTATTTGGTGGCGGATTGCTGATTAGCGACAACAAAGCCAAAGAGTTGCAAGCCAAAGAACTGCAAGCAAAAGAAATGAAAATCAAAAACAATTTAATAAATTGGGAATTGTCCGATAGAGAATGGGCGATTTTGGAGAGTTTGGGGGTAAACAATGATTGAACAATACGGTTTGGGGATTTTTGTGGTGTTGGTGTTTGTGTTATTGTCGTTGTTTTTGAGCTTTTGCATTTGTTCGGTGTTGCTTTTTGACATGATAAAAGAACGTCGCAAATTTAAAAAAGAATTTGAGCAGGCAAAAAAGAGATGGAGAGATTTGTGATGAACGACTACCCAAACCTTGACCTTGCTCGTGCGGTGATGAGCCCAAAAAGCCCAAGCGAGTTTAGCAATAACTTTGGTAAGTCGCCAAGTGCGATTGATATGGCGGACGCTAGCGGTTGCCTTGTTTATGTCAGTAAGCACGCCCCAACAGACAACCCCGAGCTTATGCGGTCGGCGGTGGCGTGCTATGTTGATGACAGCAAGCGTGATGAATTTTATCATGAAGTTGTCAAACTTGCCGAGCAGGGCTATCAGTCTAAAAGCCAAAGACGCAAGCACGCCAAAAACCTTGCCTGTGCGGTTGTGATTGATACAGTGCAATGTGCTTTGACTGATAAGAAAAAAGCCGAGATAATGGGTATTTCTGCGGTGGCATTTTGTAACTACCATTCGCATATTTATGGAGATGTAATGGGGGCGGTGGCAACACAGCTTAGCATAGCGGACGATGTGGCGGGCGAATATTGGCGAAAAACATTTAGAGAAAATAGGGCTTGACAAAGTTAATAAAAAACCCTATAATTTGGCAAAATGTGGCTAAGTGTGAAAACTTAGCCGTTTTTTGTTTTTAGCCCTGCCTTTGGTGGGGCTTTTTTGTTGGGCAAGACGGTAAGTCCAAATGACTGCTATTGACGGTAGCAAGCCGTTACGCCCAACGCTTTTTGCCCACAGGAGGGCTTATGACAGCTAAAAAGCCCAAAATGGGCAGACCAACATTATTCACCGATGAATTGGCGTTAGAGATTTGTGAGCGTATCGCAAACGGTCGCAGTCTTAGAAGTGTATGCCTTGATAAAGACATGCCAGCCATGTCCACCGTCATGGATTGGCTGAATAATAATGATGACTTTTCGGAGCAGTATCGTAGAGCGTGCGAAGACAGAGAGACCACGCACTTCGAAGAGATGCTGACCATTGCTGATGAAGTATTGCCAGAGACAGCAGAAGTGGCACGGGCGAAATTACGCATTGATACCCGAAAATGGGTATTGGCACGCATGAACCCAAAAAAATACAGCGACAAAGGGCAAGACGACAACACCGACAACGCCATTTCACTCATGGCAAAATTCATGAAAGAGCTGGGGGAAGATAAGGGGGGATAATGTTTGACAAATTAGCAGACCCCTTGTATCGCTTGAATAACCTGTACTACATCACAGATAAGACAGGCAAAAAAGTTAAATTCAAGATGACAGCCGAGCAGTTGGAATACTTTCAAGGCGAGCACTACAAAAACATTATCTTGAAAGCCCGGCAATTAGGTTTTACCACGCAAGTGTGTATCATGCAGTTGGATTGTGCGTTGTTTGAGTCAAAGAAATGCGCCTTGATTGCTCATACCCTGCACGATGCCAAACGGCTTTTTCGGGAAAAGGTCAAATTCGCTTATGACAACCTGCCCGAACTTGTCAGACTTGCCAACCCTGTCAAGATTGAAACCAAAGAGGAATTGGTCTTTGAAAATGGTGGCAGTGTTACGGTCAGTACATCCTTTCGTGGAGGTACATTACAGCGATTGCATGTATCAGAATTTGGTAAAATTTGTGCCAAATATCCTGACAAGGCTCGTGAGATTGTCACGGGGGCTTTTGAGGCTGTGCCGATTGATGGTATTGCTACGCTTGAGTCCACAGCAGAAGGTAGGCAGGGTTATTTTTTTGAGTATTGCCAGCAAGCCGAAAAAGACCATTTATCAAACAAAGCATTGACCGCCCAAGATTGGCGGTTTTTCTTTTTTTCATGGTGGCAAAATCCTGAATATCAGATGCCTGCTACGGACTTGCCAGAACGCCTTGTCAGCTATTTTAGCGAGCTTAAAGCTAAGCATGGCATTAGCACCACACCCGAACAGCAGGCGTGGTATTACGCCAAAGAAAAAACGCTTGGCGATGACATGAAACGGGAATACCCGTCAATCCCAAGCGAGGCGTTCGCCCAATCCATTGAAGGGGCGTATTATGCCAAACAATTTACATGGCTATACGCCAACGGTCGCATTATTGACAATTTGCCTGATAACAGCCATTTGCCAGTATCTACTTACTGGGATTTGGGTGTATCGGATAGTACAACCATTTGGTTTGTCCGTCAAGTAGGCGATGAATATCATGTGGTGGATTATTATGAGAACTCAGGCGAAGGTCTCAATCATTATTTGAAAGTCTTAAAAGATAAGGGCTACAAATACGGTAGGCACGTTGCACCGCATGATATTGATAACCGCCAATTAGGGGCTAATCGCGCCAAAACCTTGCGTGAACTTGCCCGAGATGGTTATGAGATTTATGGTGAGCGTTATTCGGTCAGCTTTGATGTTGTGCCCAGAACGACAAACGTCAATGAAGACATTGAAAAAGTTCGTCAAATCCTGCCTAAATGTGCCTTTGACGGTCTCAAGTGCGAGCAGGGCATCAAGGCGTTAGAAAGCTACCGCAAAGAATGGAACGATAAATTAGGCGTATGGCGTGATAGACCGCTACACGATTGGTCAAGCCACGGGGCGGATGCGTTTAGGTATTTTGCAACGTACCAGACTAAAGAGCAATACGCCACAAGCCTAAAAGTGAGTATGTACTAATGAACCCTGATTATATCCTGCCCGAAGTGGTAGCACAACTGCCAACGTGGCAACTGGTAGAAGATTGCTACCTAGGGCAACAGACAATCATGGCAAAAGGCAAGCTATATTTGCCCGACCCTAGCCCGATTGATGAAGACGAAATAGTCAAATACCAACGCTATCAAGACTACCAAAAGCGGGCAGTATATTACAATGCCACAAGGCGAACGGCTAACGCCATGGCAGGTATGGTGTTCGCTAAATACCCCACGCTTGACATACCGCCAGAACTAGAACGCATTAAAACCAATGTGGACGGTGGCAGTCTATCGCTAGTCGGTCAAGCACGCCAAGCCTTTTTGATGTTGCTTTTAAAAGGTCGTGGCGGATTGCTTGCCGATTACCCTTTTGTGCCTAGTGATAAATATAAGCCAACCAAAGCACAGGTTAAAAAATATAATTATGTGCCAAAAATTAGGCTTTTTGAACCAGAGCATATCATCAACTGGCGTGTTGAGCCTATCAATAACGCTAACAAACTGACTCTGCTTGTCCTAAAAGAAAGCTACATCAAATCCGATGACGGCTTTAAAGCAGAGTATGGCGAGCAGTTAATCGTGTATCGCTGGATTGACGGTGTGGTACATCATAGCCTATACCAAAAAGACGGTGTATGGCGTGAAGTGCAGACAGGCGTGTTAAGCGTTGCCGATATTCCATTTACCTTTTTTGGGTCAAATGATAATGACGAAACCATAGATGATGCACCGCTTTATGATTTGGCGGTGTTAAACCTTGCCCATTATCGCAATACGGCAGACTATGAAGAAGGTAACTTTATTGCAGGACAGCCAAGCCTATTTATCACAGGGCTTACCAAGGAATGGGTAACTGATATTGTCAATCAAGGACACCCAATCCGCTTAGGGGCTAGAACGGCTAACATCTTAGGCAGTGGCTCAAATGCGTTTCTATTGCAAGCAACCGCTAACAGTGGATTATATCAAGCCCTGCAAGATAAGAAAGACCAAATGGTGGCATTAGGGGCAAGATTGATTGAGCCGAACGGTAGCACCAAGACCGCCACCGAAGCCAAAAGTGAGAAAGCAGACGAGACATCGGTACTTGCCATGCTTGCCAATAATCTATCGGACGCTTATAGTCGTGTGCTTAATTATTGTGCCGACTTTTTGGGTGTTAGTCATGAATGTACCATGACGCTTAATACCAAGTTTGACAGCGCCAAGATGACCCCACAAGAACGCCAACAGCTTATCAGCGAATGGCAGGCAGGAGCGATTACATGGGGCGAAATGCGGGCAAGAATGGTGGATGATGAGATTGCCTTTATTGAAGATGATGAGCTTGCCAAAGCACAGATTGAGAGCGACTTAGGCTATGAAGAAATTAGTAAACCTAGAACGCCTGAAAACGAAGCTGGTGAATGACTTCAAGACAACGGTAAAGGCGATTGATAAATATCTGCAAACCCACGTTTTTAACCATGAGATTAGCGAATTATCCCAAAAAGAGATTAACCAAGTCGTTGGAGAAACCGACTTGGGGTTAAAAGGTATTTTTGGGGTGTTTGTTACTAATCTTAAGAGTGATTGGCGTGGGCTTTTTGTGCATCGCTATGAAGTGGACAGCCCAAAAAACATCAAGGCATTACAAAAGTATGCCGATGAAGTGTTTGCTAAGCCGTTGCGACTAGACGGCAAAATGGGCGTAACACTTGATGAACTGCTTGATGTATTTAACGATGAAGAACGCAAAAAAATCATTAACGCCATACGCCTAGCCCACCATGAAGGCTTGCCTAATGCCAAACTTATCCAAATGATAAGGGGGTCAAGGGCTAGGAATTATCAAGACGGTATATTGAAGGGCGTAACTACCCGAAACGCCCAAACGATTGCACGCACAGGCACGGCAATTATGGCGTCAGAAGCCAAACAAGCCGTTATCCGTGATAATGCCGACATCATCAAAGGCATTAAGGTGGTTGCAACATTAGACCGCCGAACATCGCCAATCTGTCGGGGGCGAGACGGTATGTTTATGCCAATAGACCAGGCGGTTTATCCGCCTTATCATTTTAATTGTAGAAGTAGCTTTGAAATCATCTATGATGGCTATATCGCTCCAAAAAGCCGAGCTTCTGAATTTGGCGTGGTAGAAAATCAGACCTATTATGAATGGCTAAAAAACCAACCTGCCCAATATCAAGATGAAGTGTTGGGCAAGACACGGGGCAAACTGTTCCGAGACGGTGGTTTGACGGTGGAACGATTTAGGGCGTTACAGCTCGATAAGAACTTTACACCGCTAACCCTAGATGAGATGAAACAGCTTGAACCCAAAGCATTTAAGCGCACCCAGTAGGGTGCTTTTTTTAACGCCACCGTGTGGCACAATCAAAGGTAGTAACCGATGAACCTAGAAGAACTTTTAAAATCATTAAACCTTGATGAACAGGCAACCCAAAAGATTTTGGAAGCTGCTAAACCTAAAGAGCCGCAAGATGATGAAGTCGAGCGACTAAGAAAACAGGTTGAAACACTATTGGCTGAAAAGAAAGCAGAAAGTGAAAAGCGTAAGGCAGAGCAGGATGAAAAAGACCGAGTTGCTAAAGAAGCGGAAATTGAGATTGCCCGAAAGAAAGGTGATTTTGAGACCTTGGAAAAGCAGTATCAAGCCAAAATCCAAGACCTTGAAAATCAGATTTTAGAACGTGATGTACAGCGCGATACAGACTTAGTAAAGTCGCAGGCGCAGAAATTGGCTAGTAGCCTTAGCGATAACCCCGCCAATCAAGAAATCTTACAGATGATTCTTGAAAAGCGTTTATCCGCTAAAAACGGTCAAATCAGTGTGCTAGATGATGGCGGTGCCGTGTCTATTGCAAGCATTGACGACCTTAAGCGCGAAATTGAAACGTGTGGCAAATATGACAGCTTGGTCGTTGGTACTCGTGCTAGTGGCGCAGGGTCAAACGGTAAGCCTGCTATTAAGCAAGCAAGCGAATACAGCGAACAAGAGCGCATTGATCTAGCTACCACCAACCCAACTTTATTCAATCAGCTATTTATGGAGTAATCTATGGCTAAATTACGAGAGATTTTCAATAAGAGCGTAACCCTGTCTTATCAAGTCAAAGACAACCTAAAGCGTTCAAAATTCTGGCAGTCAGGCGCGTTTGTGTCTGATCCACGTTTACGCCCACTGCTTACAAGTGGCTCAAAGACCTTTGAAGTGCCGTTCATTCACCCAATCGATGGCAACCTTGAAGCGAACTATGGCAACACTATCTTGACTGATATTGCTATGCCACGCACCATTGAAGGTAGCAAATCAAAAGGGCGTTTGGCGTTTTTGAATGAAGGCTTTATTGAAAGCCGTCTTGAAAGCTACCTAATGGGGCAATCGCCATTACAACACATGGCGCAGATGATTGATAACTACTGGCTAGCACAGGCAGAACACCGTGCGATTGCGACCGTGTTTGGCTTGCTTAACTACGACCAAGCCAATGGCAAAAAGCTAAGCCACGACATTTCAAAGACTACCGCTGATGATACATCAGGCTTTGATGTGAATGCCTTTATTGATGCCGAAGGTTCGCTGGATGAGGCGTATCAGGGCAAGGGGCTGATGATTGTACACCCACTTATCGCAACCAAAATGCGTAAGCAACGCCTTGTGGAGCGTGTAACGACTGCTGACGATTTAAAGCCTGTTGAGACTTATAATGGACGCACCGTTATTCAATCTAAGGTCGGCACGATGATTGGTACAGGCAAAAACGCCAAATATGTGTCTTACCTGTTGGGTCGTGGTGCGTTCGCCGCTGACATGGTGGCAGGTCAGGATGATTTGGAGCTTGAACGTACGGCAAACACAGGTAATGGTGCAGGTCATACCACGCTTTGGACACGTCGTAACGTGCTAATCCACCCACAAGGATTTAGCTTTATTGCCGAAGACAGCACGCTAACAGGCGGTACGAAAAACGAAGCACTATCTGCTAGCTGGACGGACCTAACAACCGCTGGTAACTGGCGTTTGGATGCTGAAGCCGAAGCTACCCCAGTCCGCTTTCTAATTACCAACCTATAAGGAGTAACCCATGGGATTGCCAAAAGACAAAGTAAAACCTGCTTATAACTACACTTACCCATCAGAAAGAGACTACTTTGACGACTCAAAAAGTGCGGTAGGAGCAATGAAGGTTACCGACACTGCCAAATCAGGTGAAGATTACGGCATTAAAAATCCAGAAAAAACAGAAGCTTTGACTGGCACGACATCTGAGACTGGCAAAGTGGAATAATCGCAAAACCCCTATAAGAACTTTACCTTATGGGGGTTTTATAATGGGGCATTTATGACGCAAGACGAACTAAACCTGCCTGATGCCAATGATGACACGCTACTGGCTGTTAATGCATGGCTATCACGCCATAACATCAAAAAGCCCTACCATGACAACGTCAAACAGGCAGGGCGATTAATAGCCAAAGCATATCTGGCAGGCGAACTATACCAAGCACGCACCGAAGGTGTGGTGGTATCTAAATCATCAAAAGCGGGCGATGTATCGGTGTCTAAGACATACGCAAGCGGTCAAGATGGGCAAGCCATGGGGCAATATGAGATGATGGCTTTGGATTTAATTAAGCCGTTCATCATCACGTTTGGCGGTATGGCAAGCCTGCCTGTGATAAGGGGATGATATGGGGCTAAACAGTGAGATTACCGCCGACATCGCCAATGCATTTGATGCAGATCTATCTGATGCTGTGACAGAGTTTACCGCGATTAGACGTGTTCATGGCGCGAATGATTGGGCGATTAACGATAACACAGGCAAAGACGAAGAGTATCAAGGGCGTGGGGTATTTGGCTCATATAACGCTTATGAGATTGACGGGCAGACGGTCGCCGTGCATGACGTGAAATTAACATGCTTACAATCTGAAGTGGACGAAGTGCCATTGATTGATGACGTGATTAATGACATGCGTGTGTTAAATGTCGGTAAAGACCCTGCTAATGTGACGTGGGTAATGCAACTAAGGGGACTTAACTATGGGCATGAAGTGGGATAAACCGCCTGGCGATTTTATCAAGCAAATCACAGACCAGCTAGACAAGCAGTATCGCACCTTTGCCATCGATTGCTATAACAACGTGGTTGCGCTTTCTCCTGTCGATACAGGCGCATACAGGCGGTCACATCACGTTAGCATTGGCGCACCAAGCATGGCGCAAACGGGTGCAGGCATTGGGGCTATCATGGGGATTGCAAAAGGTAACTATCCAACAATCTTTATTCAAACCAATTCGCCTTATGCAGGTGTCCTTGAATTTGGTGGTTATCCTAATCCTGTTAAGCGTGGTACATGGCGCAAAGACAAGGGTTATTACGAAGTCCGCTCAATGGGTGGATTTAGTATTCAAGCGCCTAGCGGTGTTTACCAAAACGCCTTTAACAGCGCAATGGCAAGAATGGGGTAAGCATGAACAGTACAACAATCGAACGGCTTATATTGAGCCACATTGCACGGTGGGAGCATTTTGACCCTGCCCTAATGGGTAAGGACAATGTAAACTTCAAACCGCCTAAGAAGGGCGTTTGGGGGCGTGTAACGGTGCTTGGCGGTATCAATCACATCAACAGTGTGAGCGATGAACCGTGTGTGCTTGAAGTTGGTACGCTGATTGTGCAGTTATTCACAGCCGAGAATAGCGGTACAGTTGAAATCAAAACACAAGCCGACAGCCTTGCTAAGCACCTAAAAGCCAAACAGCTAGAGCGGTTGGAATTGCTAGCCCCTAGCATTATCAATGTGGGCAATAGCGATGGCTTTTATCAAATCAATGTGAGTGTGCCGTATCGGTACTACTAAATTTTTTAAAGGCATTCCCTACAGATCATCTTGCCAATCTGTGGGGATTTTTTATGTGGCAAGGAAAAGTTATTCGGAGTGAATATGAGTGAATTAGTCATGGTTGATGATGGTCAGCCAAAAACAACAACCCTGCAAATCGCACAGGGCTTGGAATTAAAGCACAAAACCGTTTTCCAATTGGTAAATAGCTATTTGCCTGATTTTATGGAATTAGGCGATGTTGTATTTAAAAAGACGAATTCGGCATTTGAAATGCGAAATTCCACACAGGGTCGTTGGACAAGGTATGCTGAACTTAACGAACAGCAAGCCACGTTTTTGATGACCCTTATGCGAAACAGCCCCAAAGTGATTGCCTTTAAAAAAGCATTGGTTCAAGCATTTTTCTACGCTCGCTCATTGCTACAAAGTGAGACCATGGAGCTAATGCAACAACACGCCTTGCTTAGCGACTTAAAAGAGCGTGAACAGGCATTTGCCAGTTTGTGCGGTAAAGGTCTATCGGACTGGAAAAAGAGACGAGACGACCTAGACAGCGCTATTTTGTCGGTACAACAGCAAATGCAACCCCAACTACCATTTAACCGCCCTTAGGGCTTAGGAGTAATTATGTCTAGCGGTGCATTTGTAACAACATCAATCGCAAAACAAACAGATAAAACCCTGCCTAAAACTGGCTGGAAAACCTTGCCTAATATCACGAACGGTCTAACCGTATCAGCCGAGCTGACAAATAGTGAAATGCTATCAGGCGGACGTATCGGCAAGGCAGGCATGGTAACGTCAGCGTCAGTACAAGGCGATATTGAAGCTGAGCTCATGTTCGGTGCTTATGATGAACTGATCGCAGCGGCGTTTTGGAGTGAATGGTCATCAGGTAGTACACCTAACACTTTAAGTGTCGGATCAACAAAGACTCAATTTGCTGTGGCTAAAGACTTTACAGATATTAACGTCAATCACGTATTTACGGGCTGTGTGGTATCAAGCTTTGGAATTACGATTGATACTTCAAGCTTGATCAAGCTAAAGTTTGGCATGGCAGGCTTGGGCTATCAAGAAAGCAAAACTACATCATTTGCTAAAACACCGACCAAAACCCCTGATACAGCAAAGGCCAGCGGCTTATCAATCGGTGAAATCAAAGTCGATGGCACAAAGCTTGATGTGTGCGTGGAATCGTTTAGCCTTGAGATTGACAACCAAACCGAAGTACAAAAATGCTTAGGCGATAACATTTACGGCGGTAATATCTTAGCCATGCTTGCCAACATCACAGGCAGTATGACGATTGCTTACAGTCAAAAAGCGCATGAGATGATCACAAATCAGCTCACAGGCGCAACACTAAGCTTAGAGATTCCGATTAATTTTGGGTCAAACAAGTATGTGATTAAAATCCCCAAATTCCAAGTATCGGGCGAGATTCCTAGCCCATCTGGTACGGATTTGGTAACAGTTGATGTTAATTACACGGTTGTTGATGAAAGCCCAATTTTGGAAAAACATACAGCATAAAATAAAAAACCGCCAATTACTGCAAATAATTGGCGGTTTTGTTTAGAAATCACGGATCATTATATATGTTTAGAAGTCATAAGTCAAATTCACAATTAAAGGTAGATGGTAAGATGACAAATAATGGTGCTGACAAAGTAGGCTTAATCCAAGCAGTCGCTTTACTTGTGTTTGCGTTGGGTACGGCGGTGCTAATGATTTGTTTTGGGCTATCACTTTTTAAATAAGGACAATAATATGAATATGTTTAAACTAGATATTTTAAAAAAACCCAACCTTGAAAAGATTACAAAAGAGGTAAGCATTGGCGGCATTGAATTAACAATCAAACTTGAAAGGGATGAGGCGTTAGAAAGCGCCATCGATAAGATGCAAACTCCGAACATTGAGCGCATCGCACTAGATGATTTAAGACGAAAAAATCAAGGGTTGTCAAAAGACACAACATGGCTATTCATTGTTGGCGAATACGCTATCGATAAATGGAATGTGGTAGATGCTGATGATATGCCACTAGCCATTAATGGTGATAACTTCATCTTGCTAATCAATAGCCTGCCACCCAAAGAACGTGGCGAATTAGTTGATGCTGTTCTAGGTGCTTTCTTCGTGGGTCGCCTTGAATACAAAAAGATGACGGCTGAAGTCGTAAAAAAGCCATCGACCGCTACAAGTGGCAAACCCAAGAAGTAAAGCTAAACGCCAAGCGAAAAGAGATTTACAAGCGACTTGGCATAGCATTGCCAAATGAAGTGGCTGGCGACTTAGTCAGCGATAACTGCATACAGATATTTGTGTTAGCTAACAGGCAAAGGCGCTATATTGACGGCATAGCATTACCCTTGAGTGTACGGGATATTAGCGATGTATGCGAACATTATCATCACTATGCGCCTAGATGGTTGCTTGATGCCGCGGTGTTCGCCCTTGATGATATTTGGCTGGATGGCTTTAACAAGAAATCTAAATAAGCAAAAACCCAAGTGTTAGCGCACTTGGGTTTTGGTTGTATCAAACAACAGATGGTAGAGTTATTATAAATGTTTCGTAATCACAAATCAAGTAAATTAATCGTAACGGGTAGAATGACACCCAAGGGGGCGGATATGGTAGGTATTTTGCTGGCAATAGCAGGGCTTATTTTTGCAACATTGTTGGGTGTTGCTATTATTATAGCGGTGTATTATTAATAATGGCGATTGCCCGATATTTTAAGTGAAGTGTGAAAGTTCAAAAATGATGAATATGGTAAATTGTAACAACCCATTGCGTTAATGTAACGGTTTGTGTATGATATAAGCTCGGTTTAAATTGGAGTGTAACATAATGAATAAGTTTTTGGCAATCTGCACGGCTATTTTACTCATTTCTAGCCCTGCTATGGCAAAGGGTAATAAACCATGTAGCGGCAAAAAGGGCGGTATCAAAGCCTGTACTAGTGATGGTAAATTTTTGTGTAAAGACGGGACTATTAGCAAGTCTAAAAAGGTCTGTAAGTGATGAATATTGATGTAAAATGCTTAACTTTGGCTGTTCTTGTCGCTTTATCACTAACAGGTTGCAAAGAAAAAGACACAGGTCTTGAAAAGCAGGTTATTAATGCAGCTCATGGGGCTTGCCTAGATAAGCTGACAGGTCTGCTAAAATCCCCATCAAGTTTAAAAGTTAGTAAGGTGGATATTTTTTTAGCGCAGCCAAATGCAGATTTAGTATTTGGTTTGTATCATGATAATATTATTGATAAAGAAAAAGGGCGCATAAAAGAAAGTTATGAGCAGGTTTTAAAGCCGCATTATAGAACATTAGGAACTCATATTGAGTATGATGCTCAAAATAGCTTTGGAACAATGTTGCGCGGTCAATTCTTTTGCGAATTTGCGTATGAAATTAACAACACTGGCAACGGCTCTGATTATCTTGAATGGTCAAAAATCATTCAAGATAACGAAGTGGCAGACTTTGCAACTGGCTTATTTGCAGAACCATCGATTCTGATAAATAAATACTCAAATTGGAAATTGCATGGCGATATTCGCAATATTTCTGCTGAAGTTACTGTAGTGCCAAATGACAAAGATCAAAAAATGCTTCAAGAAGTTTTTGAGTTATCGAAAAGCATCCGAGAAAAACAACCAACAAAGCAGTCAATGCAAAAAACAGCAGAGGAAGTAGCGCAAGAGGTTGTAGATGATATAGAAGCTGTTGAGGCTGCAAAACATGCAGAAGAAGCAGCACAAAAAGCGCTGGCTGAAATGGGGCTTTCTGCAATACCTGACAATAAATAAGTTTAATAAAAAACCCACTTTACAAGGTGGGTTTTTTGTTATATGATGTGCTTACGGTCTCAAAAGCCTAACAATACACGGTAATCACCCCGTCAGCGTGATATTTTTATGCCCTAAAGTTAATCCGAAACACTTTGGCATAGATTTGCATACCTTTTTAGAAAAGTTATGACCGACGGTGCGACGAATACAATACCCGCAAGGGAAATAAGTCCGCCTGAATGTATTGCAGGTTTTGAGCCGTTGGTCGCCTCTATGGGCTTAAACTTAACCTATCAAAAAGGTCAATACTATGCAAAATCATATCTCAATTTTCAACTTTGAAAAACAAACCGTACGCACTGCATCAAATGAGCAGGGCGAACCGCTGTTTTGCTTGCGTGATGTCGCAAACATACTTAATATCAGCAATGCACAACAAAGCCGATTCAATCTTGATGAAGCTGGGGTACATAAAATGTATATCAGCTATCCAAGTGGCTCAAAACAAGTTACATTCATCAGCGAACCTAATTTATATCGCCTGATTTTCCGCTCAAATAAAAAAGAAGCAATCAAATTCCAAAATTGGGTATTTGATGAAGTTTTGCCACAGATTCGCCAAACAGGCATGTATCATAATTATTCGTTGTTGGCTCAATACAATAATGCTATCTTGGAGTTTGACAAAATATCTGATTTGGCAAGCCAAGCAGGGCGCATGTTAAACCTAGCAGGCAAGCAATTTAAGCCCAAGGCAAAGCAAAAGGTGCTAGAACTTGCTGAGCGAGTGCAACCCCTACTACCTGAATTTGACGGGGGTGTAAAATGAGATATGCACACATGACACGCCACGATGTAACCGCCTTAGCGCGCGACACATGCATTGGTTAAGTACATTAATCACGGTGGCAAGACAAGATAACGCCCACGCTGACACGCTGTTACGCATTGCTGAATACTTGGCTGATTATCAGTATTGCGAATTTGACGAGATGGAGCTAGAATTTAGACAGAATAATTAATTCAAAACACCCTGCTTTTTAGTGGGGTGTTTTTTGTAACAATAGTTGATATTTGAACCATTGGTGCTATTATATAGTTATCAAAATTACTATTTTTCCGTTATTAAGAGAGTTGGGTTGATTATAGCTTGACTCTCTTTGTGTCTCTATAACAAAGGTGTCATTATGAGTAATAACATGCTTAGTGCGACTGCTGTTGCAAATACCTTTATTTCTCATGGGGCAAAAGATGGAAAGCAATTTACCCCCATGCAGTTACTTAAGCTAACCTATATTGCACATGGCTGGTCGTTGGCTTTTTTGGACGAGCCATTAATGGATGATGATATTGAAGCTTGGAAGTATGGACCTGTTATCCCCAATCTGTACAAAGCTATTCGTCATTACCGTGGCAACCCAGTAACCACGCCCATTATGTTGCTTAATGGGGAAAAAGACAACGCCACAGAAGACCAAAGCAAGGTGATTGAGTTCGTCTATAGACGATATGGTCATCTTGATGGTATTTCTTTATCAGCTTTAACACATCAGGCTAACACCCCTTGGCATGAATTTTTTAACGAAATCACTTGGGGGCGCAAAATCCCAGATGCAATTATTGCCAAGCACTACAAAGAAAAACTTGAAGAATTAAAGAAAAAGCATGGCTGGGAATAACGAATTTCTTAATAGCGTATTCAAAGAAGTAGAACTGGCAGATGCGCCAGAAGTACGCAAGAAAGCAAAAACTGAAAACAGGTTAACAGAAAGCGATGAGCTTGAAGAAAAGGCAAGGGAGCGAGACGAGGACCTAAGAGACCATTTTCACTGGTGGTTTAAAAAGGTTTTTTCTGCCATGAGCGTTGTTTTTATTATTATTGTCGGTGTTTTGATATTACACTGGATATTACCAGAAAAATGTCATTGGCTAGACGATAATCAACTAGGCAATCTTAAAAATATCGTCTTAGCAGTCTTTGCGTCAAACGCTATTAGTGCTTGGATGAGTAAAATCAAGTAATTAATATTAAACAAAAAACCCCACAGGTTTGAGCTTGTGGGGTTTTAACACTAATTTTTTTAAATTGACAATATTTACAAAACTGATAAGATAGAAGGGAGTTATATTGGGGTGGATGTTATGTTAAGCAAAAAGCAGGTCAAAAGAGCAGGCGAAGCTCTTGCCAACAACCCAAAAGATGTAGAAGCCATGGCAATCTTGTCGCAATGGCGGTCTTTGCATGCTCACCCTATTAACACGTTTCAGGCAATGTTGCGAAGAAGAAAAGAGTTAAAAAATGCCACAATCGCACAGCGTCTAAAACGCACGCCCTCAATTATCCGAAAGATACAACGCTTTAAAGGCATGAACCTAGCTAGAATGCAGGATATAGGTGGTATTCGTGTTATTCTGCCAAATATCAAGGATGTTTATAAGCTTCATGAATCGCTAATCAATGGAAGGAATCAACATGAACCACTGCTTCCACCAAAAGACTATATAAGCTCCCCTAAAGATGATGGCTACCGAAGTTTGCATCAGGTATTTAAATACAATAGCCATAAGGATGAACTAAAGGGGCTGCAAATAGAGCTTCAAATTCGCACCCGCATTCAGCATTATTGGGCGACAGCGGTAGAAACGTTGGGGCTTATAGAAAAATCATCGTTTAAAACGGGCGAAGGCTCAGAAGAGTATAAACGGTTTTTTAAACTTGCCAGCGTTCTGTTTTGTCATTACGAAAAGGCTAGAATTTTGCCTGAATTTCAAAACACGCCCATTAAAGAGGTGATTGACGAGTTTGAGAGCTTGGAGAATAAGTTGCAAGCCTTTAATAAGTTAAACGGACTGCTTGTTACTGGCAGGCATATCTCTAATGTCAAGACAAAGGGCGAGTTTTATTACTTGATGGAGCTAAACACACAGGAAAAAACTGTTAGTCTAACGCCTTTTGAAAAGAAACAATTACACCAGGCGGAAAACATGTATCAGCTTTTGGAGGTTCAGAACGTTGACAATCCGCATATTGAGTTGGTATTGATGTCGGCTAAAAGTTTTAAAGAGGTAAAAAAAGCCTATCCAAACTACTTTTTAGACACCCAATCTTTCATTGAGAGCTTGGAAAAAATATGCCAAAAATATAAAAAAGTGTAATTTATATTAAAAAATCAACCGTCCTTTTGGGCGGTTTTTTTATGGGGAAGATTATGCCAACACAGACATATAGGTTAGATATTCAGGTTGATGCGCAAAAAGCCCAAGATGCGCTTTTAGCTGTTAAAAAAAGAATGGATATTATCGAGCAGGCGACCGGTGATGCAGGGCAGGGCATCACTCGCTTTAACGACAATGTTAATGATGCCGCTAGATCGCTTGACAAATTTGTATCTGGCTCAAAGCCAGTACAACAAAATCTAGCCAAACTCAAAAACAACATAGATGAGACTACAAGCGCAAGCAAGCGACTTGACAACTCGCTTAAAGGCTTATCGCCAACACTAGGCGGCGTTGCAGCGCAAATGGCGGGTATCTTTACCGTTAGCACAGCCATTTCAAAAATGGATGCATTTACAGGTTTGCAAAACCGCCTAAAACTGGTCACCAAAAGCACCGATGAGCTTAACCAAGCCATGCAAGCTACCTTTAAGATTGCACAAAACACAGGCTCTGACTGGGATAGTGCGGTTTTAGTATTCCAAAAGTTTTCGGAGAACGCAGAGCGATTAAACCTAGACCTTGCAAAAACTGCAAAACTAACAGACACGGTATCAAAAGCTGTTGCTATTAGTGGTAGTAGCGCAGAGGGTGCAGCCGCCGCCCTAACACAATTCGGTCAAGGCTTGGGTTCTGGTGTATTGCGTGGTGATGAATTTAACTCGGTAAACGAGAACGCAAACGGCATCATCAAAGCCTTGGCGTATGGTCTTGGTGTAACATCTGGCGAATTGCGCACCATGGCGAATGAGGGCAAGCTAACAGGCGAAGTATTAGCCGAAGCCCTAGACAAAGCTAAGCCTTATATTGATGAAATGTTTTCTAAGACTGATTTCACTATCGGCCAATCAATGCAAATGCTTTCAAACTCAATGACACAGTTTGTTGGTGAAACAGGTAAGGCGAGCGGCGCGGCTAGTGCGTTATCTGGCGCCATCCAAATTCTAGCCAATAACTTCAATGCCGTAGCTGATACAACAATGGTAGCAGGGATAACATACGCAACCTATGCCGTTACACAAAAAACCCAATCGGTTTATGCTTCTATCACAGCTTTGCTTGCTGAGCGTGCAGCAAACGCACAAAAGGCGCAATCTGAATTGGTAGCAGCGCAAAGTGAGGTGGCGACTACGCAAGCTAAGCTTGCAAAGGTACAAGCAAGTTATAAGTCGGTAGCCGCATTGCGCGGTGAAGCGATGGCGCAGGCTCAATTAACCGCTGCTACTAACGCAGCAACTAAAGCACAAATCAATCTTGGTAAAGCTAAAAAGGCAGTCGCAGCAACAGCAGGTGGAATGCGTGGTGTCATGGCGGGATTGGCTGGCGTTATGGGTGGACCTATGGGGCTTGCCTTGATGGTTGGTGGCGTTGCAGCGTCTTACATGTTGCTAAAAGACAACACACAGAAAGCTGATGCGGATTTAGAAACCAATAAAAAGACGGTTGCGGAGTTATTGGAGGAATACCAAAAGCTTAACGAGAACCAAAAACAACTAGCGCGAGACCAAATAACCAAGGATATCAAGGAAAGAACACAAGCTTATAAAGACCAAATTAATGAACTAACTATTCTTACCGCTAGAATTGCAAACAATTCAGAAGCAACAGCGGAACAAAAAGCTGAAATCTTTGCAGCTATGCAAGCCCTTAGAGGTAAGACAATATCAGCAGAAGAGTTAGCGGTTAAAGTTCGCGGCATGGGCGTGGCAAGTGAAGATTTTGCTATAAAGCTGACCAAACAAGCATCTGAAACGCAGAAAGCCAAAGATGAACTAGACCATGCTGAAAGCATTGGCAGAGCCTACGAGAACACAGCTTATAATGCTTCTAACGCTTCTAGTGGTTTAGCTGATCAAATGGATAATGTGGCAGGTGCTGCATCTAATGCTACTGACAAAATGGCAGGATTGACACAAGAAGCGAAGAAATACCTAGATACTATCTCGCAAAATGCATTTGTAGACAGAATGACCCTTGCGATGATGAAAAGAGGTTATTCAGAAAAGGTATCTAGGGAGTTTGCGAGAGTTTATATTGCCAATGGCAAGAAAAAAATTACCCCTGATATAGCACAAGCTATATTAGATGGAGCACAAGCGCAGGAGGATTTGGAAAAGTATATAAAATCTACAAAGCCTAAATCTAATAACTCAAGCAAAGCTAAAACCGAAGCAATTTTAATTACAGCTCAAGAGCGTGCCGCATGGGACAAAGTCAAACAGAACGCTATCAAGTATGATTTTGCAAGCATTGAAAAGCAATACAATCTACCTTCTGGTATTTTGGCTTCAGTGCATATGCAGGAAAGTAAGGGTAATGCAAATGCAGTAGGCTCAGAAACCAAGTACGGCAGAGCAAAAGGCGGTTTTCAATTCCTTGATGGTACATGGCAGCAGTATGGCAAAGGCAGTGTTTACGACCTAGCCAACGCTGCGCCAGCCGCTGCCAAGTATTTGCGCCATTTGATTGATGAATTTGGTGATGTAGAAAAAGCAATTGCTGCCTACAATACTGGACCTGGCAACGTTAAAAAGCACGCATGGTCAACAATCATGTCTGACCGATATGCGCGCATGAAGAACGGTAAAGGACAAACATTTCATTACGTTAAAGGTGTAAGCCGTTATATGCAGGCATACAATGGCGGCAAGGATCAGGCATATACAGCGAATGAAGTAGCGGAGCAAGCGGCAAACTATGCCAAACAACAAGCCGATCTTGCTAAAAAGCAAGAAAAAGCACGAGAACGTATTGAATATGAACTTCTAAATGCTCAAGCCAGAGCAAAAGCGGACCATGATAAAAGAATCAAAGAACTCATGGAGGCGGGTTTTGAACCAGGGGTAGCAGCAGCTTATGAAGAAATCCTTGTTAATCGGTTTAAACTGAATGCTGCTTATCAGGATAAGCAATTAGCTTATGACTTATACAGCTTTAGACTTAGTGCAAGAGAACGTTTAGATGCCGAGCGCGACTTAGCCCTTGAAAAAATCAAGATTGATGCGGATTTGACTGATGAACAAAAAAAGTATCACAAGCAAGCAGTGCTTGATAAATACGACTTTGATGTACAAAAGTTTGATGACGCACAGGCTAAGAAAATCACAGATTTAAAAAAGCTGGTTAGTGGTATCGGAAAGGGTGGGCATGCTAATGCCATGACGGACATTCTAAATCAGCGCAACATGAGCAGTCTTAACTATGGTAAGTTGCAGATTAAACGCCAAATGGTTGCGCGTGAAAACGAACAGCTTGAGAACTATCAAAATGTGGTTGATTCTATCAACGCACTTGATGAAGTCGGGGAATACGTTATCACTAACGCCCTTGAACGTCACCGCCTACTACAAAAAGCGGAAAAAGCCCATAAATCCGAAATGAAAGCCATCAGAGAGCGAGCGGCTGAAGAGATGCGACAGCATGAAGAAGACAACCTTAGTATGACTTTGAAAAGATATAGCGCAACGTTTGGGGTATTGGCAGGACTTGCTAGGGGTTATCAAGGCGAGCAGTCAAGCACTTATCGAGCCATGTTTGCCGCGTCTAGGGCGTTTGCATTAGCAGAAGCAGGTAAGAATGTTTACAAGTCAGCTTCTGATGCGTTCGCTAACGCGCCTGGCACGGTGTGGAATAAGATGGCGGCAGCGGCAAAAGCGGCAGCCAAATCATCGGCATTTATCCCACTTATCCAAGCTGTTACACCGCAAGGCTTTAAATCAGGCGGTTATACAGGCAATATTGGCGTAAATAGCATTGCTGGCGTGGTACACGGTCAAGAATACGTTATGAATGCCAAAGCCACTAAGCGCATTGGTGTTAATAACCTTGAGCGATTGAGCAACGGGGAAGGTATTGGGGGCGTTAAAGTCATCATCAATAATTACTCTGGCGAAAAAACAGACGTGCAAAAAATGCCAAATGGTGATATGATGGTAACTATCGGCAAGATGATTGATGCTAAAGTAGATGCTAAAATCAATCAACGATTTATTCAAGCCCGCCGTCAAGGTGGCGAACTTTACGGGAGATAGCATGAAAGAAGAGTACGTTCGGGCATTGGCTAGTGGCATTGCCAATCCAATCGCCAAACAATTGCACGCAAATAGCTTGGTTGGTGTTGGTTCAATTGCCTACTTAGCCAAAAAAGGTGTTATTGATTTAGAAGATTATCTAAAATACATGAATGACCTAAAAGATAGCTTATTGCAAGCAGCTGACTACGACACAGACACCAAAGAAGCCATCAAGCAAGAATTTGAGTTTTATCAACATAAACTCAAAATGTAAATCAAATTATACAAACCTACCGATATTGGTAGGTTTTTTTATTGAGCTAAATAATGAAAACATTCACTTGGGACATCTCAAACGACAGTAGCGAAAGCACATCAACCAATGCGACACATATAAGTTTTGGTGATGGCTATGAGCAATCTGTTAGCTTTGGGATTAATAATAGCCGTAAATCATGGCAATGCAATAAGGTGGATAAAAAAGCGGTGATTGATGAAATCTACCGCTTTTTGATTGCCACTAAGGGCGTTGAACCTTTTAATTTTAAACCCTTAGCCGATGAGCCAGGCATTAAAGTCCGACTAGATGGCGAAGTTAGCCGTAACCGTGTGGGCGGCAATGTTTGGACGATTAGTTTTACTCTAAAACAAGTCTTTTAGTTTAACCGGACGACATCTATGTCGTTCACATCAACCAAGCCCCTGATAATCAAGGGCTTTTTATTTGGAGAAAACCATGAGCGATACCCAAAACCTAACCACCCTATCACGCATTGAAGCGCGTACATTGCAATCATTTATCAGCCAAATTGATTTTTGGAGGGCCCAACACGGCGATAAAGCCGATATTGTAGAGATTGTTTATTACCCTGAAGATGAAGGCTTTGAAGTGGCGAGCAACGAAGCCAACAACGGCATTTCAAAACGCAACCGTGCCAGCGTGTTCCGCACTGAGTTATTGTCTTGGGCGGCTAACCAGTTGCGCGATTTGCAAGGCTGGGATAAATCGAACACAGTAACAGCTTTTTCTGTTTCTTATAAAGACGACACCTTTGGCGTTGAATGTAAGATTGCAGATGCCAACGCTGAAGAAGTAACAGAAAAGGTATAAACAATAAAGGGCGTAGCAATACGCCCTTTTTTTTAGGGGTGGATAATGAGTTTTAATGGCGATGTACAACAGCCCACCGTGCAAGGGCTTATTACCCTATATGAGTTAGACGCACGCAGATTGGGCGCAGATATTTACCGTTTCCACGGGCATAACGATGGTGTTATCCGTTTTCGTGGGCAAGATTATACACCGATTGCAATCACCTCAGATGGGCTTGAGATGCGTTCTGACGGCAAGGCATCAACGCCTAGCCTATCAGTCGCTGACAATCTTAACGGCGTACAGGGAGCGATTAGCGCGCTATGTAGGCTATATGATGACCTTGCAGGGGCTAAGCTTACCATCACGCAGACATTAGCCGAATATCTGACCAGTGCAGACGATGCAAACTACCGACAACAGGAATGGTATATCGAGCAGAAAACCACCGAAAACCCGATGGCTGGCGTGGTTGAGTTTGAATTATCCAATCCTGTTGATTTTGCAGGGCAAAAAATCCCTGTGCGCAACATTACCACCTATTGCCATTGGGCGATGTGCGGTAAATACCGTGGCGAAGAGTGTGGTTATACAGGCACCAAACGCTTTACGATGGACGGCAAGATAACCGATGACCCAAGCCTTGATGCATGCGGTGGCACGATGCCAGATTGTAAGCTAAGAGATAATGAAGACAGCTTTGGTGGCTTTCCTGCGGCGGGGTTGACATGAGATTGACAAAATCACTAAAAGCAGACATCGAGCAACACGCAAGGGCTTGTTATCCTGAAGAGTGTTGCGGTGTGATCGCGCAGAACATCGTAGACGGTGCAATATCTTATATCAGACTTAATAACGTTGCCCACGACAAAAAAAGCCATTTTGAAATTGACCCGATTGCATACATCGAACTTGAGCAGTCATTTACCATTAAAGCAATCGTACATAGCCACCCAAACGGCACAGCAGAACCATCTGAGATTGACCGCATACAGATGACCATGCACGGCAAAGATTGGGTGATTTGTGGCTGCGGGTTTGATTTGGTAACGGGCGAATGGTACAGCGAAATCAAACGCCATAAGCCTACCAAAGAGATAACGCCGCTACTTGGGCGTGATTATGTGCATGGCTTGCAAGACTGCTACAGCTTAGTGTGTGATTATTATGACCGTGAGCTTGATATCAAACTGCCCGATTTTGCACGCATTGATGACTGGTGGGAAGATGAAAACCACGAGCCACTATACGAGCAGAATTTTGAAAAAGCAGGCTTTGCAAAGGTCAATAACCTACAACAGCATGATGTTATTTTGTGCCGCGTGGGACGTACGCACCACGTTAATCATGCGCTGGTGTATTTGGGCGATGGCAAGTTACAGAGCGAGAAAACAACGCCTGTGGTGGGGGATAGCTTAGTTATCCATCATCCACATGGTAGATTGTCGGTGCGTGAAATCTATGGTGAAAATTGGCAAAAGCGCACGGCATTGATTGTAAGACATAAGGATTTAGCATGAAAACAATCCAATTACACGGCATCCTAGCCAAGAAATTTGGGCGATATTTTAAGCTTGACGTTAAGACAGCAAAAGAAGCCTGCCACGCCCTAGCGTGCCAAATCCCTGCTTTTAAGGCGTTTATGTTGGACAGCGAGCGTTTGGGGTATCGATTTGCGGTATTTTTAGGTAAAAAACGAACGCAAAAAAACAACATCAGCGAAGATGAGATTGACAACATCACAACAGCTGAACATATCCACATCGCACCTAAAGTGATGGGTTCGGGTGGTAAGGCGATGGGGTGGCTACAAGTGATTGCAGGGGCGGTCATGGTCGGTGTTGGTATCTTTACGGGTAACGTAGGCTTAATCGGTGCTGGTGCTGGTCTGTTGCTTGGTGGCGTGGCAAGTCTGATGATGCCAACACCGCAGATGGACAGCCAAGACGAGGACGGCAACCGTGCCAATAATGGCTTTGGTGGTGCGGTTACTACCGTGGCGCAGGGCAATCCTGTGCCGATTTTATACGGCGAGCGTGAAGTGGGTGGATTTATTGCAAGTGCGGCAATCTATGCCGAAGATAAGATGATTGCAGGGGTCAGAGTATGATTTATGGCGCAAAAAAAGGCTCAAAAGGGCAACAAAAACCCAACATTGCCAAAGATACCACGGCAAGCACAAACTATCTTCAGGGGCTTTATGGCTTATCAGAGGGCGAAGTATTTGGCTTGGTGGACGGTGGTAAATCTATCAAGCTAGACGGCACGCCACTCATTAACGACAACGGACAGCCAAACTTTGAAAACGTAACTTGGGAATTTCGCAGTGGCACAATCGACCAAGAACACATCAAGGGCTTTTCGTCTGTCGAAAATGAGCAAAGTGTGGGCGTTGAATTGCGCCATGACCGACCTTTTACCCGAGCCATCTCAAACACCCAGCTATCAGCGGTGGTAATCCGTCTTAACTGGGGAGCATTACGAGAGCAAAAAGATAACGGCGATATTGTCGGTTATAAGATTGATTATGCGATTGACGTACAGACTGACGGTGGCGCATGGACGACCGTGCTTAATACCACCATTAACGACAAAGCAAGCCAAGGTTATCAACGTAGCCATCGCATTGATTTACCAACCGCACGTCGTGGCTGGACGGTGCGTGTAAGACGTATCACACCGAATCGTGATAGCGACCTTATCGCTGATACCATGAGCGTACAAGCCATCACAGAAGTGATTGATGCTAAATTACGCTACCCCTGCACAGCTTTACTTGCCATAAAATATGATGCCGAAACCTTTGGCAATGTAGCAAAGGTTGCTGTGCGTATGCGCGGTATGATTGTGCAAGTTCCTAGTAATTACAATGCACAAACACGCACCTATGCAGGCGTATGGGATGGCACATTTCAACCTGCTTACACCAATAACCCTGCATGGGTATTTTACGACCTTTGCACGGCTAAACGATACGGCTTAGGCGAGAGATTAGCAGGCAAGGTGGATAAGTGGTCATTGTATGCACTAGGTCAATACTGTGATGAAATGGTGGACGATGGCATGGGCGGTAAAGAGCCACGCTTTACGGTCAATGTCTACATACAAAAAGCCCAAGATGCGTATCAAGTATTACAAAGCCTAGCATCGGTTTTCCGTGCGATGAGCTATTGGGATGGTATGCAAATCATTGTTGATGCTGATACGCCAAAAGAGCCTGTTTATACCTTTACAAACTCCAACGTGGTCAATGGCGCATTTAGCTACACAGGCACGCGCAAACGTGACCGCCACAGCATCGCTAAAGTCGCCTATGATGACCCTGATAACGAGTTTAAGACGGATTATGTGCATGTGCGTGATGAGTTTGCGATTGCAAAATACGGCATCTCAATCATTGATATTAACGCCTTTGGTTGTACATCACGAGCGCAGGCATACCGCGCAGGTGCGTGGGCGTTGCAATCTGAACAGCTAGAGACCGAAACCGTCACGTTTAGCGCAGGCTTGGACGGCTTTATTCCAAAAGTGGGCGAAGTTATCAATGTATCAGACAACGCGCGCGCAGGCCGTGCCAACGGTGGGCGTGTTGTGTCTGCAAGTGGTCGCACCGTTACGCTTGACCGCAAAGCCGGTAAAGTAGGCGATACGTTTGTGATTAACGGCACGGACGGACAAGCCAAAACCGCCAAAATTACCGCCATTCGTGGTGTAGTCATCACGCTTGATAAGGTTATTGGTGCGGTGGCTGGTGCGGTATGGGCGATGACAAGTAGTGATTTAGCACCACGCCAGTTTAGGGTTATGTCAATCAAGCAAAACGATGACAACACATTTGGTATCACGGGCTTACAATATGAGCCGTCCAAGTTTAGTGCATCAGATAACGGAGCGCGCACCATTGCTCGCCCTGTGTCAGTCATCAAGCCACAAGTATTAGACACGCCAAGCAACATCGTCATCACGGGTCACAACCGCGTTGTGCAAGGTCAAAACGTTACTACACTAACGATTAACTGGGCACAGGTAGTGGGCGCAGTCGGCTATATCGTTGAGTGGCGCAAAGATGATAACGCTTGGCAAGCACTGCCAGCCATCGCAAGCCAAAGCATTGATATTGACGGTGTGTATAGTGGTAATTATCAAGCGCGTGTGCGTGCGGTTGATGCGTTCGACAATCAAAGCCTGATGGGATTTAGCGATATTACACGCATTGAAGGCAAGCAGGGTAAGCCAACACGATTGGCACGCCTAACCGCCACAGGTAAGCTATTTGGCATGAACTTGGCTTGGGGCTTTGGGGCGAAGTCAGACGACACCAACTTTACAGAAATCCAAGTGTCCCCAGACGGTCGCTCCAATATTACCACGCTTGGCACTTTTGCTTATCCGACCAACAAACACGAGATTACAGGCTTGCAAGGCAATCTGACCCAGTTTTACCGTGGTCGGATTGTGGATAAGCTGGGCAATGTGTCAGACTGGACGGCTTGGGTGCGTGGCACGACCGAAGCACGAGCCGACAAGGTTCTGGATATTTTGTCGGGGCAAATCAGCCAAAGCCATCTTGATCAGAGCCTGCGTACACCCATTGCTAAGATTGGTGGTATTGAAACGGATTTAAATGGCGTAAAAACCCAAATCCCAAGTCTGCAAAGTACCATTAGCACCATCACTGGGCAACTGCCAACGCTAAACACTGAGATTGCCAATGCCAAGCGTGAGCTACAAACTGCTCAAAGCACACTCAATACTGCTGTTGCTAATATCACGACCGAGCGAAACCGCATTAACACGGCAATCCGTGATATTACCGCCCTGCAATCAGCGAACAACGCCAAAACGCAAGAATTGGCGAATTTAACGCAAACGGTGAATGGGCATACATCGCAGGTACGAGAGTTGGCGGTAACGACTGGCGATTTGTCGCAAAAATATAGCCAGTTAAAAACCGCTACCGACACCGCCAATAGTGAGATTGCCACCATCAAGCAAACGCAAAACGGACAGGCGACCAGTATTGAGCGGTTGGGGGCGAAGTTTGACAGTTTGGCGGTGGGTGGACGAAATTATTTATTGAATTCTGATTTTGTCATCACCAAACACGATGGGGGAAATTTGAGAAGTCAAAGCCTTGCAATGTCTAACGCCATCAAAACAATTGCCACACCTTGCACGCTTACTGTGTCAGCTCATTTTAAGTTGCAAAATGTCAGCGAACTTGCCAATGATGTGCGTATGTTATTTTTGGTGCGGTTTACCCACGCAGACGGCAAAGTTACGGCAAAAATCTTGTCTTACAATGCTAAAACACGCACAGATATTGATAAGCGTTTGTCCGCACGAGTGGAAATTACCAAGCCAATCACAGGCTTTGCTCATACTTATATCGACGTCTATGGCATTAGTGCAGAAATGGCAAGCATTGCACGCCCCAAAATTGAACTTGGCACCATCGCAACAGACTGGACACCTGCGCCTGAGGATGTTGACGCTCAATTTGTGCAGACTAACGCTAACATCAGCACGCTACAGCAGGCTGTAGCTAACGCTGATAGTGCTTTGTCTCAGCGGATTTCCGCACTTGATGCAAGCTATAAGCGTGCTGATAGTACGATTAATGCAAGCTTGACAGCTGAGCAAAAAGCCCGTGCTGATGGCGATACTGCACTATCACAACGCATCACAGCGTTAGACAGTGCGTATCAATCCGCTGACAGTGCGTTATCTGCTCGTGTTGCAACCGCTGAGCAGTCAATCACAACGGCTAATCAAGCGATTGCACAAACTCAGCAGACGCTGACGGCTAAGATTGATGGCTTAAGCGTTGGTGGGCGTAACCTAATCACCAACAGCCAAGTTGATAATATTGTTGATGGTACTAGACGCTATCGCTTGTATCGGCTTACAAGCGATGTCAATGAGCCGTTAGTCTTTACCGCCAAAATTAAAGATATTGTCGGTAACAATGACAATAAGCTGACTGTTGCGATTACGCATAATAGCAACATCAATGGTAACCTTGAGCAACGCCAGGATGTCAGCATAGTCAATGATATGATTGTTGCTAAGTTTAATCAGCCGTCTAAACCGATTAATGCGGTGCTTGTCTATGCTAACAGTGGCGGTTATGGCGGTAGTGCAACTGGCTCGGTCACATATTACCAAGTTAAAGCAGAGCGTGGCACCATCGCAACAGACTGGACACCTGCGCCTGAGGATGTTGACGCTCAATTTGTGCAGACTAACGCTAACATCAGCACGCTACAGCAGGCTGTAGCTAACGCTGATAGTGCTTTGTCTCAGCGGATTTCCGCACTTGATGCAAGCTATAAGCGTGCTGATAGTACGATTAATGCAAGCTTGACAGCTGAGCAAAAAGCCCGTGCTGATGGCGATACTGCACTATCACAACGCATCACAGCGTTAGACAGTGCGTATCAATCCGCTGACAGTGCGTTATCTGCTCGTGTTGCAACCGCTGAGCAGTCAATCACAACGGCTAATCAAGCGATTGCACAAACTCAGCAGACGCTGACGGCTAAGATTGATGGCTTAAGCGTTGGTGGGCGTAACCTAATCACCAACAGCCAAGTTGATAATATTGTTGATGGTACTAGACGCTATCGCTTGTATCGGCTTACAAGCGATGTCAATGAGCCGTTAGTCTTTACCGCCAAAATTAAAGATATTGTCGGTAACAATGACAATAAGCTGACTGTTGCGATTACGCATAATAGCAACATCAATGGTAACCTTGAGCAACGCCAGGATGTCAGCATAGTCAATGATATGATTGTTGCTAAGTTTAATCAGCCGTCTAAACCGATTAATGCGGTGCTTGTCTATGCTAACAGTGGCGGTTATGGCGGTAGTGCAACTGGCTCGGTCACATATTACCAAGTTAAAGCAGAGCGTGGCACCATCGCAACAGACTGGACACCTGCGCCTGAGGATGTTGACGCTCAATTTGTGCAGACTAACGCTAACATCAGCACGCTACAGCAGGCTGTAGCTAACGCTGATAGTGCTTTGTCTCAGCGGATTTCCGCACTTGATGCAAGCTATAAGCGTGCTGATAGTACGATTAATGCAAGCTTGACAGCTGAGCAAAAAGCCCGTGCTGATGGCGATACTGCACTATCACAACGCATCACAGCGTTAGACAGTGCGTATCAATCCGCTGACAGTGCGTTATCTGCTCGTGTTGCAACCGCTGAGCAGTCAATCACAACGGCTAATCAAGCGATTGCACAAACTCAGCAGACGCTGACGGCTAAGATTGATGGCTTAAGCGTTGGTGGGCGTAACCTAATCACCAACAGCCAAGTTGATAATATTGTTGATGGTACTAGACGCTATCGCTTGTATCGGCTTACAAGCGATGTCAATGAGCCGTTAGTCTTTACCGCCAAAATTAAAGATATTGTCGGTAACAATGACAATAAGCTGACTGTTGCGATTACGCATAATAGCAACATCAATGGTAACCTTGAGCAACGCCAGGATGTCAGCATAGTCAATGATATGATTGTTGCTAAGTTTAATCAGCCGTCTAAACCGATTAATGCGGTGCTTGTCTATGCTAACAGTGGCGGTTATGGCGGTAGTGCAACTGGCTCGGTCACATATTACCAAGTTAAAGCAGAGCGTGGCAACATCGCAACAGACTGGACACCTGCGCCTGAGGATGTCAATGTAGATTTGTCGCCTTATGCCACCAATGCCAACCTTGATGAGTTTAAACAAGCACAAGCAACAAAAGACACAGCAACGGCAAGTAAATTATCACAGCTTGAAAGCACACTTGGCACAAAAGCGAGTACCAACGCCCTTGATAGCCTAACCACCAAAGTTAATCAAGTAGACGGCAAGCTGACGGCAGAAGCCCAAAAAATCAGCACCCTACAAACCACCGTAAACGGTCAATCGGCAAGCATACAACAACACGCCCAAACCCTAAACGGCTTATCCGCCCAATGGACACTCAAAGTCCAAAGCGGAAATATCGTGAGCGGTATTGGCTTGGCAAGCAATAATGGGGTGTCTGATTTTGCCGTGCGTGCTGATAAATTCTACATCGCCAGTCCCACAGGTCAAAAAGGCGATACACCGTTTACGGTCTTGACCAGTCCGCAAGTGGTCAATGGCGTACAAGTACCTGCTGGCACTTACATCAAAGACGCATACATCGCTAACGGTTCGATCACCATGGCAAAAATTGCCGACAGCATACAGTCGGATAACTATGTGGCAGGACGGCAAGGCTGGAGATTATTCAAAGATGGGCGTTTTGAGCTGAACAATACTTTTGGTGATGGTTCAAGTCTTGAGCTTAACTCAAAAGGCTTGATTGTTTGGTACAACAAAGCGCAGAATAAGAAAGCAGTAGAATTGGGGATATTCAGATGATAAGTGGTTTGAGAGTATGGGATAGAGACGGTCGTGAGATTAGCAACATCACAGGTCGTTATCCCAAATTTATCGGTAATAAAACGGTAACAACCGCTGAAAAGCAGACCGTCAATTACACCATTCCACACGGCACGACACGCATTGTTGTGCCTGTGTATTTATCTCGTAATGATACTTTATTAGTTCCACCTGATGCTAAGGATGTTGATGAAAACTATCATTACACCAATACTTACAATTTTTGGAGTGTAGCCATCAAACACACAAATACAGGGTTTGAATACGATATAGAACACGGAACTAATACTAATAAACAAAAACCACCTATTAAAATCTACTGGGGGTATGTATGAGTTTTAGAACTTTTAATCAACAAGGTCAAAAATTATTAGATAGTGATGAAGCTGTATTTAGCTTTGTTAAGTCTGGTAGGTTAACAAGATTACTTGATACACCTTTTGAAAAAAATAAGAGAAAATACTGGTATAGAGCCAAGCGACTAGGCATTAACTCTAAATTACGTGAAGGGCAGGCTGACATTCACACACCTGAATACTGTATGTATTATATAGACTTGCCTAATGCCATTAGTCCCATTACAGGGGTGTATTATGATGGGCTTGCCAAAGATTGTAATCCTGTTGTCTATCTAAATACAGGTTATTTTGATGACATGGCTAGAATGATGTTTTATTCAAATGGTAGGTTATCAGATGCTGAGCTTGCCAAATTTCACATATATATTTTCGATGTCAATGTTATTAAAGAAAATAAAGTAGGCATCAATCTGTATGGTAGACAGGGCAATGTGACTTTTAGTAGTCGGAGTATGCCAATGTCTCTACAGACCAAAACCACACGACAAAGTATCCCCAATAATATTAAATTACTATCGAGTGATGAAGCCAGACTGCTGACTCATCACGTTACCCATTCCTATGATCATGGTGTCGATTATTATAACAACAGCACGGGCAGTGATAGAGCAATGATTAACAAAAGAAAAAATCATGGTGTGCCATTGTCTAGGTTGTTGCCAGCACGTATTACCAAACGCTGTGTTGGCATATTAAGCCCCAAGCTATCAGTCGGGTACTATCCTAATAATAGCTCTGAACTGACAGATGCCATTGGTGACCATGACGGGCACTATTCATTGGAATTTTCGGCAGGCGAAACCTACCCTCATTTTATGACACCCGTGGTGCTTGCGTGTGTAGGCTGTGTTGATGGCAATCATATTAAGGTTGTACCACCATTTGATATTATCAATCAAGATGGCACTACGAGAACCATGAAACAGGAGCTAACAACAAGAAATCTGATATTTAGTGATGATGAGGTAAATATTCTTTTTTCTGATATTGATAATCTACCATTCCCATTCACAAGGAGGCCATCATGACCTAGCCCACACCACCAACCCACCACCGCCCATCACTGATGGGCTTTTTTAGCACCAGGAGAAAAAATGAAACACAACATCAAGCTCATTCGTGGCGATGACACCACGCTCACCGTGCGTGGGCGTCAAAACGATGCACCCTTAGACATCACCAAAGCCGATTTACACGCCACAGTCAAAGGCGTGCTGACGATTAAATAGGAGGCAAATAATGCCTGAAAATCTATCCAACTTACCGCTGGTCGTCAAAATCATCGGCGTAATCATCGGCGCAGTCTTTGCACTCACATTGACGGGTGACATCGACACTGACGGCAAGCTCAAGCTGAGCTTGGGCGTGCTCATCAAAATCGCGTTTAGTGCGTATTTTGGCTTCTTGGCAGGCGCATGGCTCATTGAGTATATGGGCTGGGGTCATTGGTCGCACGCAAGCCACGGCTTTGTGATGATGCTGTGCAGCGTGTTCGGCATGACATTAGTCGGCGCAATCTATCAAGCGATTAAGCTGTCAACGACCAATAAGACGCCAAGTGAGATTGTCACTGAGGTTAAAGACACATTTAAAGCGATTTTCAAATAACCAAACGCCCCGCAACGGGGTTTTTTTATGGGGTAATTTATGAGTAAAAAGCTTACAAACGAACAAATCCGAGAGATTGCCGCTGCGCACGGTTTTGAATACGGCGTGGTTAAAGCAATTTATCAAGTTGAGAGCCGAGGCAGCGGTTTTTTAGCGAATGGGCAGCCAAAAATCTTATTTGAGCGCCACATTTTCCGTCGCGAACTGCAGAAATTGGGCTACATCACACTGTCAAACGAGATGAGCAAAATTGACCCTTTGCTATGCCACCCACGCCCAACGCAGCGCGGTGGCTACGGAAGTGAGAGCGTACAACATCAACGCTTACAAAACGCCCAAAAACTACTTTTAAGAGCGCGTCCAGACGCTGATGAAAATCTAAAAGCCCAAGTCCGCGAGTGTGCATTAAAAGCGTGCTCATGGGGCTTGGGTCAAATTATGGGCTTTAATCACAAACTGGCAGGATTTGACAATTTGCAAGATTTTATCAATGCAATGTATGACAGTGAAAAAGCCCAACTGCAAGCAATGATTAACTTTTTAAAATCCGCAGGGCTTGAAAAGGCGATGAAAAATAAGGATTGGCGAGCGATAGCAAGGGCTTATAACGGGGTGGCGTATGCTAAATTTGATTATCATAATAAATTGGCTCGTGCGTATGAGCGCGCTTAA